TCTTCTTTAGTTTTGAAAGTGGGGATGGCGCCGAAAATAAAAGCATCGCCCGTGATTGAACCCGTGCGAACGGCGCGTTGAAATACGAGAGACAAAGCATTGTCTTCGTGAATGGCGTCCAAAAGTTTTGTGCGACCTTCCGCAAGCGAGCGCTCCACGGGGTCAGTAACATTTCTCGGCGGGCAGGAAATCTGGGGCGGTTCGTTCGTAAGAAACGCCGTCATATTTTCTACGATGGTGAAGCAATAATTGTAGGTGCGCATCGTGCCGCCGCCTTCTTTGCGAAAAGACCACTGCTTGCCTTTATAAAAATCTCGAAGGGTTTGATACCCCGAATACACACCATCACCATAAACACGCCGCGTCCAATCAAGACGAATCGTCCCTTCAAGCGCCGTAAGCTCCTTCGCCAATTCAATGGCGCGAGAGTCTTTTTCCCCCACCGACATTGTTTTTTCTAAAAAGGCGAGTAGTCCCATAAATATATTATACCATATTTTATCTTATTAAAGTAGGATATTGACGTTGTTGTTTATATTCATCTTGTCCTTTCGGTCTTAAAATACTCGCTTCATATCCCGCCAACGGGTTAAAATTCACTTTTTTCGATGGCGCATTGCCAAATTTCTTGATTATCCAGCTCACCCCCATCATCAACGTCATCACGAAATCCGTAGTTAATTTTTTATCATCTATATGGTAATTTCCCGCCTGCTCTGAAAGTTCTTCGATATAATAAGACCGCACACTTCCATAATCGGGATTTTTTTCAATAATTGCACCATCCACTTCCGATTCAATGTAGTCTCTACCTTTAGACATCGCGCCTTTCAAAATAAAAAGTGCTTCATCTTTATCAATCTCAAACGACCTGGGTTGCAAAAGCACAAGCAGTTTTTTTATTACAACACCACCAAGACCTTGAGCATCAGTTAAAAACACTGGCTTGTGAGCGGTAACTCCGTCATCATCGTACCAAGTGTATTGGTCATATAAAGTACGCAAAAGCGCAAACTGCATTTGTGGAGAACCTCCCTGGATAGATTCGTGATTCACTACATCTATTTTATTACTAATATGAAAATTTGTATAGTCAAGCACCATAAAAACGGACTCGTCTCCGCTGTCACTAAAACCCCAATCTGCCACAAGTAAATATTTTCCATTTTTCTGACAATCTTTTTTGCCTGATAATTTCCAAAGATTTTCAATTTCAGAGGTGTCAAAAAATCTTTTTCCGGAAGTAATAAATTCTCCAAAAACAACCTGGCGGTATCTCTTTTTGTCGGTTGCAAGAAGTGTTGCCTTTGCTCTCTCCCGTTGTTCTTTAGAAATAAATTTATTTGAATCCATACCCATCCCCACAAGCGACCACCATCCTTCGCGTTTTTGCATTCCAAGTTTTACAATATGTGAGTAATACTGATGACTTGGACTATCCACTTCGGGGGTGGCAATCAAATCCAAACAAGAACCATACTTGATAAGACGAGAAAGAATTTTGGCGCCCAGCTCTTCTTTCAAGTGAAGCGATTGCGAACATTCGTCATAAGAAATGTAACCAAACTGCGCGCCTGCGAGCGATGAGGCTTGGTCTTGACCCGTCGGCACCGAGTACATCACTGATTTGTTTGCAAACCGAATCTCTCCGAGGTTCACGTTGTCGCCAACAATGAAGTCGCGCATCAATGGCGAGAGCACGTTCAATCGTTTCTTGCCCTCTTCGTCAATGATGAACTGCCCGCCCAAAATATCTTTGATGTGCTGATAGCAGGCTTTGGTCTGGCGGGAGTGGGGGGAGATGTTGAGTGTTGCGTAGTATGCAGAGTTGATGAGTGTACCGTCCAGCTCCATTCCGATTTTATATTTATTGAACCAGATATGTTTGATGGCGATGCCTACTGTTTTCCCTGAATTATGCGTGACAATGAAATCATTTGTAATATAAAGATGTGACGGATGTTCAACTTTAATACACTGCATTTCCTCATTGTCAACTTTCTCAATACGTATCATCACTCTATTCTTGGTCAATAAGGTATCGTAAAACTTTTCAGCTTTTCGCTTTAGACGAAATGGATTAACTCCGTGTATTTTTATACGAAGGCGGTATGAAAGACGACCAATTTTGCTTTCTCCTTTATACGGGTAGGTAGTTTTACGCGTTCTCACTTCAACTTTTCCGCCGAAAGATTGCACCAAAAACTTCATATCGTCACAGAGTTGCGGTGATGTGGTCGTATACTCAACGCCACACTTTCCCGTTATAGAGCCGTCAGTGTCCATCAGTCCTTGCAAAACAGCCAACCGAGTGTTCGCGTCGTTCCAAAGATATTCTTTAGGAATATGTTTTTCATAAGAATACTTACCAGCCAAACCGAGTTGCTTCATCACGGTAATTGCTCCACGAACTCCAAACGCAAACCTTTGTCCGCGCTTCATCAGCGAGGTTCCAAATGCTTGAGCAATTTCTTTGTCGGCAGTCGTGAGGTTCACGGTATCATTCGTCATACCACCATCACCAATCAATATGCCAAGAAGATACGGGTCATACGATACTTCTTGCGACGGAAATTGTATTGGCTCCACAACGGGTATCGCCACGCGATTTTTTGCTGATGGTTCAGCGCCCCAACGTAATAAAATGTCTTGCAACGACATCACTGACCACGCACCATATCTGTTCGGACAATCTTTTCTAAAACGATTACCTGAATCCTGAACCATCCATAAGTGGTCAAGGGAACAGATTGTTGATGATTCATCATTGAAGACGACACGATAGGTGTCTTTCTTTCCTTGTGGATATACCCCAACAACTTTTGTTGCGGTTCCATCTTGAGTCATCACAAAATCACCGACCATCATCTCTCCCATCTTTTTCCAACCATTCGGTGTTAAAATATCCGCACCAAGCGGTTGCGATTGGTTCCCGATAGAAGAAATGTTCGAGCCTAAAAGAAAACCTCCAATGTCTTCAATAACCTCATTAAATTTCTCCGCCCACTTTGAGCGCGGAGTCGTCGTGCGCGTCAGCCATTTTCTCTGGTAATCATTAAGCGGCACACCGAGCATCTCTTCGGAGAAATAAATAATGTCCTCGCGTCCCTTACGCTCGGCTTCAATCATTTCGACGAATCTTCGCTTGGTCTCCACGTCCATCGTGGACACCAGGAAGTTCTTGGAAAGACTGTCGAAACTATACTTGTTGTGATTGGGCTGGCTCATTTTGTTTTGGGGCGTAAGCCGATTTTAACAAACCCATTTCTTCATCACTCATTTTCCCAGCAGTAGCGCGAGATAACAAACTCATTAAAAATCCTGCCGTGTTACGTTTTTCTTCCGACGCCTTGAGCATCAACGCCGCCTTCCCGTGCACAAGGCGGGTAGCGTGCGCAAAAACATTGACGATGTAGTTGCGCCGTTTAATTAAAGTTTCGTCATCATAGATTTCTTCAAGTTCCTGGTCGTCCCGTAGCATTTGCATCGCATCATTCAAAAGTTCGCCGCCGAGAGTTCTGACTCCCGCTTCGAGTTGGTTATCGTCTGCTTGACCCAAAACAAGCGCGCGGTCATCATTGCGGGTTTTAATAATCTGGTGGATATTTTTACGTTCAACAACTACCAAATCTTTATTCGTCATCTGTTGCATTAAGTCCAAATCCCACTTCTTGCGCCAAACGCGCATTTGACTCATACTGGGATGGAAGAGGCGCCCCACGGGGTCACACACTTCCTTGTGGAAGTTTCGACAAATGTCAGTAAGATTCTCGTTCGGGTCTTTAATTTTCGCCTGGTAGTAGAAATCCTTAAAAGCAGGGATGAGGTCAACATATTCCGCGATGCGCATATAATGCTTGAACGTATCGCCGAATATCCTCAATCCTACTGGGTCTGGTTTTTTGGTTTTTGGAATAAGTTCGTCCATAGATTTATTATAATACAGATAGCTTTGAAATACAACAATTAAGTTCTCCACAGATTGTCCCCAAAAGGGCGCTTGACATGGCTGGCACGCTTGCTATACTGGAGACAGGAGATTAAAGAATCCTAACCTTTATGAAAAATAAGACAATCAAAATTCAATCCATAGCCTCCCTTGACAACATATTGAACTTCGATTACAATGGTAATTGCATAGTGGTTAGATTCTTTCGTAAAGACCCCCAGGCGTAAGCCGCGGGGTTTTTGCGTTTTGGGGAAGAGTTTAGGGCACGCGCCGAAATGCCCTAAACCCTCTCCCAAAAGAGAGGAAAACAGAGTGAGCCACCGCTCTATCCTGGCTTGGTAGGCGAACCTATCAGCCAACCAGGAGAAGATTGAGGGAAGTACGTAATCCCTTTAATCAAGCGGCAAGTAAATGATAGGATTCTACGCCCCTGATGCTTTCTCGACAGCATATCGAGAACCCTATACCCATACTGGGTGCAGTCGGGACAAGATGTCCCTTCTGGTATTACCAGGAACAACGTAGAAGTCACTGTGTAGGTTGCACCAGTCCAGTTTGCCTACACACACATACGGGACGCGGCAAATGAAAGTCAGTTCTTGTTCTCTCCCTCTACATTCTGGGAAGGTACAGACAAGAATGGACGAGCCAGCGATAAAGAGAGCGTAATCCTCTATCCCGATAGTTACTGGTAGTCCTCTCCGAAACATAACGGAACAAAGGGGACAGGTGAAAGCAATCCAATTACGGATGGCTTTAGCCCCCTCTTGCCCAAAACCCATATAGTAAACGAAATATCCTGGTCGAGTGAAGGAAAAAGGTTTGACCCCCAAACCTGTAATTGGGTGGGGGTGTCCCCACCCCGCATGGGATTTGATTTTGTAATATACCCACCACCCAATTCAGCTTTTTCGTGGTCTTGGTCTCGGTCGGGTATGGTCTTGGTCTTGTGGTGGTGTGGTGGGGTCTTGGGGAGTGGAAAGGTGAGAGTCCCAACCAACCCCTACCCAATCCATAACCCCACATAACAAAGAACACACAGAAACACCAAAACATAACCAGAACAGAAACGGAACACATACACAACACAAATCCATAATATAGTCAATGTACAAGGGCATAATAGAATTACACATACGGCGCGGGACTTGACAAGATTATTATTATCTGATACAATGGTGTTATACAGTGTTATTAAAAGTTATCCACAGGGTACCCCTTGACAAGTAAATCATAAGGGAGTATACTGAAAGGAGAAGATAGAACATTGAAAGCAGAAGACAAGGCGCGCACTGGGGTAAGGGTGCGGAGCGGAAATAAAAAACGGCAAGGTGTTGCGGAGCAATCCACAACCCGCCAAAAACAAATAAAATTGTATCATCTATCCACTCCAACATTTCCCCTCTCTGGTCTTGCCTTGTCTTCCCCTCTCAATGTTGAGAAGGGGTGAACCTTGACAATATAATAATAGAATGGTCTCTCTATTCCGATAGTGTTACGCGTAGGGCGTAACAAATCAAATGAAATACAAAAAAAATCTACACGTTGAGGGGAGCAAGGTCTTCAGTTATTCCACGCACGTGGCAACTATTGACCGCGCAAGCGGCAAGCTGTACGTCCACGGGTACTGGTCAATGACTACATCAAAGCATATCAACCACGTGGCGGACGTGCTGGGTCTTCACAAAGAAGACAAAGCGCGGGACGTTGCGGAGGTGGAGGCGGAGCGCAAAGCCAAAGAATCCGAAGGAATGGCGGGCTTGCGGGCTGTTGGACTAGTCGCAATGCTTGGAGATGTTTTTGGTAAAACTACCAAAGAATCAAATGACTGGAAGGCGCGAATGTTGCGCGCGGGTCTTGAAGGTCGCGGGCTGATTATGCCCGATGACTGGGACACGTTACCCGAAGCCGAAAAAACAAAGCGGCTGGATGGTGCACTTGCCAACTTAACGAAATAGAAAAACCGCGCGAGCGGTCAAATAATAAAATTGTATCAACCCTATGAGAACATTAATGGCTACACTCACAAAAATCCAAAGGGTAGCAATCAAAAAGCCCTGCCCAAATTGTGAAGTCGGCAAACTGCGCGAGGTGGAAGGTATAAACGAAGGCGCGGAGAATTGCACGCCAGAAAATTATCTCTGGTGTAATAATTGCCTGCTCTCAATGGACGGGTATGGTGGCTATACTACCTAAAATGATAAAACCACTACAAGCCGCCGCAATCGTGGGCGCGATAGTATTCTTCACGTGGATACTATCAATTGGCTGGAGCAAAAATGAAGTCGTGGAATGTCATAAGTGGCTTGCGGAGTCGCGCGAGTTTTCACTCTGGTATTCTACGAACTGGCAACGGGAGCAGTGCAAGGCGCACGGGCTGGAACTGCCAGAAGGTTATAAACCTTAAAATTGCCCAAACGTACAACGCTATCGGAATAGAGGGACTATTGACAAAAAATGAAATTGTGTCTTTCGTTCTCTCTATCATACGACCTTAAAACGTGCTGGTAATACAACACTACTACTATATAATGTCAAGCCAGATACATTAAAGGGCTGGCACTTGGTAGGGAGAACGAAGGGCGCAAGCCCTTCTTTTTTGTACCTTGACTGCATATTGAAACGGGGAGGCGAAAGCACGGCTTAAAGCGCGGACTATATGGCGAGAACCGCCAGCCAGTCAGCCCCAACCACAGCGCGAGCGCGTGCTACGGCACAATTTTATATTGTGGTATGCAGTCAGGGCACAAGCCCTGTAAAGGTCGCGCAGGCACGAGCGAAATACGTGCGAGCAAATTAAAATAAAATTGTATCCTATGACAAAAAAAATCTACAAACTTGAGGGAAGCGAGCGGATATTTTACACGCAAGCGGAAATAGAAGCCGAATCTCTTGAGCAAACGAAGGAAATCTACTATTGGGAGCAGTGCGCGTTAGAGAAGCGAGACGCTGGCAAGGGTCGGTATATCCCGCTTTTTGATAGACAAGAGGATAGTAAGTCGCATATTTGATTAGCTAAAAAAAATAAATGGCGTAACAAAATAAATCTATGAAGAAACAATCTACAAAATCATCGGAGGTCGTATTTCAACCGAAGTACGAGAAAAGAATCACCCTCCAACCAAAAGAACGTCCCGATATGACGCTTCCTTATCCATATTTCATTGACGAGAAGGGCGGCGTGGGTCGGCAGGACTTTTGGAAAGGCAAACCACTACGCTTGCAGGGTTTCAACCCGCGCAACGTGTCGGGCGTAGTGAAGGGCACAATCGGGCTTGAGGACTTTCTCAAAAATCCAAAGCGTGCCATCGGGATGTTCCCAATCTTTGAGCACAAAGGCGGGGCATTCTTCACGTATGGAGACCCGATTCAAACAATCACTGTAAAATAAATCTATGGACAAAGCACCCGAAGAAATCACAGTCGCAAATCTTGAGGTCGTAGTACTGCCGAACGGCGAGGTCATCTGTCTCGGCAAAACAGTCGGTTGGGTTGACAGACTCGGAAAGTTTCTCACCCCAAAGACGAAAGAGCAAAAATGAAGACACTATACACAGACGCATCTTTTGATTGGACAAGCACCGAGAAGGTGATTGAGAATGTTGTGCGCGGCAAAATCGCAATCTCGGATGGCGAAAAGTTCAACTACGTTGACAAGGTAGCCATCGGGAAAGTGCCAGAGCTGAAGCAGTACATCAACATTCTTGAACTGTTTGCCATCGGTAGAGCCATTGAGCTGGCGATTGAGCACAACTTTAAAGGCATCCTCTCTATCTGGTCTGATTCGCAAGTCGCAGTCGGATGGGCGAACAACAAAAAGATAAATCCCAAAGTGGAAACTGAAGCCCATCGCAACGCGCTTGAATATGTCATCGCCACGCATAAGAAATACGGCGAGGTAGAATATAATTTTATTCCACGAGACCAAAACCCAGCAGGCAAATTGCTTGAGGCGGAGCTGGAAAAAGAATCGCCACATACAAAATGTTCTCGTTGTAACGACAACGGATGTCCAACTTGCGATGGAACGAAGGGAAGCAAGTATAATCCAGAACCATATTAAAAATGGAAAATATCAGCGAAAAAATCAGTGAAAAATTTTCCCGTAAACCCCAAAAAGGGATTCACTCTGGGCTTCATGCCCACGTTGATGAGATTCGCAAGGAGTATGGTGAGACCCATATTATCAAAGGTGTTGGCTCGTTCGGATTCTATCTCGGATTGCTGAAGGGTGTACCCGATTCAATGATATGGCAGTGGCGTTCTGAGATTCGGCAATCAAACGTGCACACGCCTGCAAAAGTTTTCTGTTGGAAAGTTCGCCAATGGAAGAAGCAAAAAGCTGTGGATAACCCCGAATCTGACAAAAAAATATGACGAAAATTGCCACTAAAATTTCACGGGGAACATCTGTTATCCCAAGTTATTCACAGGTATACTCTTGACAAGAAAATCATAATCAATTAAACTAAAAATAATATGACCGAATCTCAATCCAAATCGTGCGTCAAATGTGGCAAGCCGGTTATTGTAACCGAAAATGGCTACGTTCACGATGGCGGAGGAATGTACGAGCAAGTATGCCGCAACTGCGGATGGAGCGGCGGGCAGGTCGGCAGTTACCAGCGATGTCCTCGCTGTGGTGACCAGACGAATCTGATTGACAATCACGTTGCCTCGTAAAAAGCTAAGCTGGCTATAAAATCAAAAACACTTTTCTTATGAATCCATACAATGACATCGAACTTGTTTGCCTCTGCGGTGAGCCATTCGTTTGGAGCGCAGGCGAACAAACTTTTATTAACGACCTCTACGAGAAGGGCAAAATCCCCTCCGTCCAACAGCCCAAGCGCTGTGTTCCTTGTCGCAAGAAGAAGAAGGAGCAACGCGAGCGTAAAGATTACTAATCCAAATCTAAATCCAATATCCAATGTCAATTTTGTATCATTTGTGCTTTATGTATTCTCGTGTAATATGAGAATATGCCGTGAAAGATTATCAACAAAAAGTGTAGGCAGTGCAAGCGCATTAAGCCGATGCACGGCAATCTTGTTTATTGTGGCAAAAAGTGTTACGGAGATTCTATCCGAAAATATCCACGAGAAAAAAAGAAACAATTAGAAAAATATGTTTTATCAAGAGGCAGAAAACTACATAAAGGAAACTTTCTATAAAGACAGCTACGATTCTCGTTCAAAACTTGATATTGTTTCTATAATCAACAACAAACTTGTTGCCGATAATAAAACAAAAGACCCAGAGTATTTCAATCATCGAGAAGGAGTTGTGCACTCCTCATCTCTCTATGCTTGTTTGCGCGGGACAATTCATTCAATGCTTGGTACTAAAAAAGATAATGAAATTGAGCCAAGAAAGTTGGGTGTATTTCAGGCGGGAAATCTTTTTGAAGAGTATGTTATAAACGCTATCGGCGATAAGGTTGTTGAACGTCAAAGACAATATGAGTATAAATATAAAAATATCACATTAGTTGGTCGTTCGGATTGCATTCTTAACGACGACGGAATAATGCGAATTGGAGAATGTAAATCCGTACATTCAGATTCATTCTGGCACCGTTCTAAAGAAGGCACTTTAATAGCTTGGCACAATCAAATACAGTTGCAGATTTATATGTGGTTGGAGCGTGAGTTATTTGGAAACAATTATGATGCGGACTTAATATATGTTTCTAAAGATGACGTAACGGTTGCCCATTCAGCATTAAAATACAATCCTGATATTATTGAAAAAATTGTGAAACCTGCCCTCAACATAATCAACGAGGGATATACCAGTAAGAATCCCAACGTGGCTCCGCTTCCTCCAATGGTTATCTTCTCCGAGGCAAAGCATCAGTACCAGAAGAATTGGCTTGCCACGTACTGTGAGTTCCACAGTTCGTGTGCTGGTGCTGGCTGGATTCTTGAGGCAACCAACCTTGTTACCCAGCGTAACAAGGAGTTGAAAGCGGCAATGCCCTCCGCGCCAAAGAAGATTAAGCCGAAGATTGAAGTGGTGGGGCAGGTCGAACCACCGCAGGAAGAATTACCAGAAGCAATAATATAATTCGTATGGATGAACAAAAACCAAGCATAGGTCGTGTCGTCGTGTATAACCATCCTGGTTCTGCCGATGGTCTGCACGGACGCAAGCAGTCGCCAGGTATCATTCAGAAAGTGAATGATGACGGCACAGTGGAGATGGTTGTCTTCTCTGTGTACGGCGGCATCTTCTTCAACCACAATGTCAAACGTGTGGAAGGAGAAGAGTTCGATTCACGCTGGGATTTCCCAGTGCGAGTGTAGCAACAATGAGTCAGAAGAAACGCGCAAAAAAACAGCATCGTCGAGCTGTTCGTGAAGAACGTAACAAAAACAAATCAAATGAAGAAAAACTTATCACAAAGTCCCGTTCCACCAAAGAAAGAATCCAATAAAATCGTAACAAATTTATCATTCCCGAATGCAATACAGGCCATCATCAATGGTAAGAAAGTTAGAAGAGTTGAATGGTCTAGCCTAAAAGAGTACGGTCTCCTCAAAGACAACTTCTTAATGATTCATCGCAATGGTAAATTCCACACTTGGATTGTGTCGGAAGGAGATTTGTTGGCGATTGATTGGGTGATTGTAAATTAAATAGTCAAAGAGGTGGGTTGGAACAAGGGATTAAGTCTCGCCTCAATGTGCGTAGCAGAGAGCGAGGTCAACGTCTTTAATCTTCGGGATAATAACCGTTCTAGGCGGTGGCAAAGACGAAGAGCTTGCGGTTTCTCCGAAAGGAGTCCATATGGTTTAGATAACGACTACGCTCCCTATTTCCAGCCCATCTCAAATAAATATGAACATCAACCTCGGTTCAATCCAAATGCCCATCAATGCGGCAACGAAAGCGTTTGCTATTCTCGCCAAGCGCGGGGCTGGCAAAACTTACACGGGCGCAGTGATGGCGGAGGAGTTCTACAAGGCGGGCATCCCATTCGTTGTGTTTGACCCGATTGATGTCTGGTGGGGTTTGCGTCTCGCCGCCAACGGCAAAGACAAAGGATTGCCCATCGTGGTCTTTGGGACAGAGCACGCCGACATCCAGCTCGATAGAGAGATGGGACGCAAGATTGCGCAAGCAGTTGTGCGAGAAAATATCTCATGCGTTATCTCAACCTTCGGCATTCCTGGTGGCAAGACCGCCGAACGCCATCTCATCGCCGAGTTTTCCGAGGAGCTTCTGCGAATCGTCAAAACTCCGATTCACGTCTTCATTGAAGAAGCTCACGAGTTTGTGCCGCAAAGAGTATTCGGTGGATTAGGCAAGACATTCAATGCGGTATCAAATCTGGTAGTAATGGGGCGCAACCGAGGTATCGGTGTAACCCTTATCAATCAACGCGCCGCCACAGTCAACAAAGATGTGCTGACCCAGCTTGATACCTTGCTCGCCTTCCAAAACACCAGTCCGCAAGACCGTAAGGCATTACAGGATTGGGTAGAGTATCACTCCGCAGAAGGCGACTTTGAGAAGTTTATGGATTCCCTGCCTTCTTTACCGAAAGGCAAAGGTTGGGTATGGTCGCCAGAGTTTCTTGGAAAGTTTGAGCGCATTGAGATTCGTAAGCGTGAGACCTTCCATCCAGACCGAGAAAAAATTGGCTCAAAGTTTGTGATGCCAGAGCTAAATCAGATTGATGTGCAGACTTTCATCGCAAAGTTCACCTCGGAGATGACGATAGTGAAGAAAGAAAAAGGCAAGAAAAGCCCAGTAATAGAGCCACGAATTGCTCTTCCACCCGCTCTTGTTGAATCAAATGAACAAGTAATTCGGGAGATGAAAAATGACTACGAATCGCGGCTATTGCAGAAAGACGGCGAGATTCGTAGGCGCGACGCAATCATTGAGAATGTTAGAAAGATTGTTGGGATGTCCTCTGGCGCTCCGCTCCCAATATCGTCTGGAAAGAATAATTCTATCATTGAGAATTTGCCAAAATACGACAAAGATATTATGGAGGCGATTCGCCAGCATCCAGGTATTCCTTTTACACGCGCACAGTTAGCAATGAATGCTGGAAAAAGCTATCGGAGTTCTAAATATCTTTCTGTTGTCCACCGCTTAATAAAATTGCAACTCATTACGAAGTCGGGTAGTGATTTAATTTATCAACCATAAATATGAAAATAGTAAAATTAACCATCCACAACTTTCTCCGCCTCAAAGACATTGAGATGAACCCCTCCAAAACCAACGTCATTGTTGGCAAGAATAAGCAGGGCAAAACCTCAATCCTCAAAGCCATCCGCGCCGCCTTCACGGGCGATGTGGACTCAACCAGTATTCGTATTGGTGAGGGGAAGGCAGAAATTACCGTGGAGTTGGACGCCTTGAGCATCAAGCGTACCATCACCGAGAAAGGCAACTATCTGGACATCTCAAACAAGGAGGGAATGAAAATGCCCGCGCCCCAGAAATATCTGGACGGGATTCTTGGTACGTTCTCATTCAATCCGATTGAGTTCTTTGAGAATAAATCCGCAGACCGTAAAAAGTATCTGCTCAACGCCATAAAAATAACCATCACCCAAGATGAGTTGGCGGTCTATACTGGCGAAAAATTAGGCGGTCTCAATTATGAGGCACACGCCCTGGAAGTAGTGGAACAGGCGCGCAAGTTCTACTACGACAAACGCACCATCGCCAATGCCGAGGCAACCAAGAAAGAGAAATCCCTCCAGGACTTGAACTCCAAGATTCCCGAAGGATTTGACCCGAAGGCGGTGAGTGAAGACGCAATTACCAAATTGCGTGGCGCCATTCAAACCGACAAGCTCACCAAACAGAAACACGAAGACCATCTCAAGCATATTGCGACGCTCCAAAAACAAGAAAAAGAAACCCAGGACGAAATGACTCGCCTGCAAGAAAAACTCAAAGGCATTCAAACAGAAATTGTCGCCAACTTTGGATTCAAGTTTGACTACTCTGATGATATGACTCTTGCCGCGGCAGAAGAATCCCTTACCAAACTCGAAGGTCAGCGCGATATTGTGTTCACAGTCAAACGTGCCGAAGAAGTGCGCGGCGAATTGGGTACGGCGATTGAAGAAGCGGGCAAGCTCGATGTCATCGTGAAGAAGCTGACCAAAGAAGTACCCGAAGACCTCATCAAAAAAGCCAAACTGCCCGTAGAAGGATTGACCATTGATGGTGATGATATCAAAATCAACGGCGTGAGCTTGGATAATCTATCGTCTTCGGAGCAGTTGAAGTTTGGTCTTCAAGTTGTCAGGACGTTGAATGGTGATTTCAAGGTCATAAATATAGACGGGATTGAAACACTAGACGCTGAAACATTCCAGGCATTCTTAAAAGAAATTGAGAGTGACGACTTCCAATATTTTGTTACAAGAGTTGACGGAGAAGCTGTCTCAAAGAATGGTCATAGCGTAGTGGAGATTGAGAATGGTGAAATCAAAAAACAATGAGCTTAAAAAAACCAATCCCCAAAATGATGGTTGGCCGATATGCTGGGGTTGAGGTTGACAAACTTCCCAACAGTTATTTGAGATGGATTATTACCCAGAATTTTCCAAAGAGTATTCTTGAGGCCGCTCAAAAGAAACTTAAAGAGTCTGACTATAATGACCTCTACCTCAATGTCTCGCGCCACGCCATTGATATGTACTCAAAGCGGTTCTTGTATAAGTGGCTGGACAACGGCAAGACGATGGAAGATTCTGATGGCTTGGCTACGTTCATCACTAAAGCCGCCCAGGAAGCCTGGGATAAGGGCACAGACGTGTCCAAGCACCGCCACCAGGACGATGGCATCGTGAAAGAATGGGCGGGCATCAAGTGGATTTTCGGGGTCAACCCGAACTACCCAGATTATCGAGACGTTATTACCGTTATGGACAGTACAAATGAATAATATCGTGTTATCCATAATTATACTATTGACATTCGTGTTATAAAGGATTATAATGGATTATAGTATGGCTAAAAATAGAGATGGTAAACATGGTGATAATGTGCGGCAAGCAGATAAAGAATATCAGAAGGAAAAAAGAAAGAGAATTTCTGGATATAAAACGGAAGAATATAGAAAATACTGCGAAAGGTATCCAGAAAGAATTAAGGCGAACCAAGCTCTTAATCGAGCCATTAAAAATGGAAAAATTAAAAAGTCGCCATGCGTTGAATGTGGTGCAACGTATTGGATTCACGGACATCATCCAAATTATTCAGAACCATACAAAGTAATTTGGTTGTGTGCCCGACATCACAAAAAATATAAGCATAATGACATTCCGCTATGAGGTATAATATCTATGAGCGAGGAAAACAAAAAAGAACTTGAGATTCTTTGGACACCCCAGGCAGTCGCCAAATATCTTGGGTTAAATCCCGTCACGATATATCGCTGGATAGCGGAAAAGAGGATGCTTGACCCGACAAAGATAGTCCGCTTTTCCAACCGTGTTCGTATTCCCCGTTCGGAAGTAGAGAGAATTGCTGGGCTTACTAGAGCGAAGCTCAAGGGTGAGGAATCAATAGATAAATAAAACAACAAAACTATGACTGACATACTTGGAGGTTTTATAGACAAGAAGAAGGCAGAGAGCCAATTTTTGTCATTGGATGATGGCGAATCAGTCGTCATCAATAAGTTGAAAGACATTAAACTCGTCACCAAAGTTGGGTTTGGGGGCGATGAAAAGGAAGTGCTCCGCCTCAAATGCGAGGTTGAGACTTCCGAAGGTACCCGCGATAAAGACTTTGACAACGGCACACAAAACTTTGCTAAAGAACTGCAAGAGAAAGACGTCAAAGTCGGCTGCGGATTCACCTTGACTCGTACTGGTCAACAGACGAAGACCCGTTATACGGTCTCTGATGTGACGCCAGCCGCGTAGCTCTTTACTCTATGAAGATTCGCTTGGCTATCTTGGTGATGGCAGTAGCGATACTGGGACTCTTCCTCCTTCCGAAGACCACCACGGTCAAGAATGACGTGGAAGCTCCTACCATTCAACAGCCACAACTGAATACTCTCATAAGGGGATTCCTTACAAGCAAAGAATCCCCCCTCGCTCCAGAGACTGACTTCCTGCTTCAACAGAAGCACTGGAAATTGTTAATCGCGGTCTCCGCAATCGAAAGCCAATATTGCAAACGCAAAATTGCCTTTAATTGCTTCGGAATCGGTTGGGATAGTGCATACAGGCATTATAGTTCAATCAGAGCCGCCATCCAAGACGCCAACGACTTAATTGAACATTGGCAGACTGAACATAAACGGTGGCTCACTGTCGAAGATATGAACGGAAGCTATGTTGTTCCAGCCAATCCTAATTGGGTTCGTGTGGTCAACAAGGTTCTCGCAGAACTTGAAACCTATGAGCGACAATCCACTGGAACAATTCATCAATAAGAAGGCAAAACGTGCCGAAGAGTACCGCGAAATCATCGAAGAGATGATGGTCGATTACTCGGCATACAATTACGCTGAAAGTACCCTGCTCGGCATCCTGGAGTTCATTGATGAA